GCCCCGCCGACCTTCCTATTTATTTCTAAATAGGAAGGTCCCGACTAGTCGGATAATTCGGTTTAACGAATTATGGTTAGATCTATTAAAGTTAAAATAGATTGAATTTCTTTCTCATCCTCCTTATTCCTATACTTTGGGAGTAAATGACAAATGTCTATCCTCAAACCGAAATGGCTTAAGTGATGAATTTGAAAGAAAGGTAGGTTTTAAGAATATAAGGCATCAATATATTATACCCTTGAATGTTAAGTGACCACGGCGTGACGATTAGGGCTATCTTAGGATAGACAGCCATCTAACGCGACAGCAGTGGAAATCAGCTTAGCATCTCAAGATCATGTATAATATATACATAACCTTACAATTATAAAACCAAACCAAAACACACTATAATTTTATATAAATTATAGAAGTATCGGACCTGGACGGTACCTACTATTAACTGATAGTAGCCAAATGCAGGAAGCTCATGTCTAACAAAATAATTAATATAATCATAATAAGGATTATTAGACTATGTTTCAATTATAATGAAAGTACATGAGAAATTAACGAGTTCTTGAACATATTTAACAATATGAGGAAGAAAAGTGGACTTAAATATACTATAAAGTATTATAAAGCTGTAAAGCTTCATATTACTAGGTACATTTGTGGTTCACCTTTACTTTCTAACAAGGACGGAGTTTCAGTTGATGCTTCTGGTTGACCTACAAAATTCATATTCCTTAAAAAGTTTATAAAAACTCGTCAAGGTTTAAGAATTTTATTAACTCTTCTTAGTTTTACAAGAACAGTTGTTCCTACAAAACAAGAAGAATTAAAGATCAAACCAGATTATTCAACAATTGATAAATTATATACTGGAAAGAATTATACAATTCCAGCATGATTTATTAAAAGTTGAATAAACAAACATAACCTGAAAGCAAAGATACCAACTTATACAAAAGAAGATCATTATGTTAGTATGAAGGGTAGTCCTAATGGACCAGCCACATATTCATCATTATGATCTATTCTTTCATTAAGTTACCCTCAATTACAAAACATTTCAACCATGTTAGGTGATTATAGAGATGAATTTTTCAAATTCTATAAAACCGCATGGGAGAATAATTTTGGAAATGATAGTAGTATAAAAAGTTCTAAATGAACTGGATATACTGGTAAATTGTCGATTGTTAAAGATCCTGAATTAAAAAGAAGAGTGATTGCTATGGTTGATTACCATTCGCAATTTACTCTAAAACCTATACATGAAATGCTTCTTAATAAATTAAGGACATTAAAATGTGATAGGACTTTTACTCAAGATCCCAAACATAGCTGATATGTCAATAACGAGAAGTTCTTCTCACTTGACCTAAGTGCAGCAACAGATAGATTCCCTTTACAATTGCAGAAGAAATTATTATCATATATATATGAAAATAAAGATTTCTGTGATGCATGAGCAGATTTATTAACTTCAAGAGTTTATATTGATTCCGATGGTTTACAACATAAATATAATGTTGGTCAACCAATGGGAGCTTATAGTTCTTGAGCCGCCTTTACAATTACTCACCATCTAGTAGTTGCATGAGCCGCACATTTGTGTGGTGAATACAACTTTAGTCAGTATATAATACTTGGTGACGATATTGTTATTAAAAACAATAAAGTTGCCAATAAGTATATTACACTGATGACTAGATTAGGTGTAGAAATATCTCTTCACAAAACTCATGTATCGAAAGATACTTATGAGTTTGCGAAAAGATGAATAAAGGATGGGATAGAAGTTAGTGGGATTCCTTTAAAAGGAATACTTAACCAATGAAAATTTCCTGGTGTTGTTTACACAACATTAGAAAGTTTCTTTGATAAGAACCCAATTCAACCTAAATCATTAATAGATCTAATTTGTGGTTTATATAAAAATTTACCATTAGGTAAAAGACGAATGTCTTATAACCAAATTTATAAATTATTATATGATTATCACCATGCTATGCGATACTCCTTAAACAAAATTACATATGACGAGCTTAGAGCTTATCTATGTAGTAAATGTAAAGAGGATAGTTTCGTATTACCATATGAAAGCATAAGTCTTCATTTTATGAAGCTACTTTTATCTGGTGGGATGGTGTCTGAAGCAGAGAAGGTATCACGATTTATATTAAGTGAATACACTAAAATTGAAAATAAATTCAAAGATAGTTACTCAGATCTTAATATATTATCAGGATACCCCCTACTAAATGGATATTATAATCATTTACAATCAATGCAAGGAAAAATCCTTGACTGAGAGAAAGATCCTAATGTCACATTAGTAGACTCAGCACTTTCATTAAGAATTGAAAAGTTTGATAAGATTTCAAGCATGAACAGAGATAAATCTGTTCGTGTTTCAACCTTATCTGGACTTTGAAAGACTTCAATGAAGAGGTTATGAGTCGAACGGATCGAAGATGATTTTGAATATATGACTTTCTTTAGTCGTATAAACAAAGATCAGCACGATTCTATGCTTCCGGTTCATGGTTGAGAAGGAGTATTGGATAATAATATCCAATTTACTCTTAATCAATTGAAACCGTTAATTTCCGGTACAATCGTTAAAGTTGAAAAGAACTCTTGAGAAAACCTTGATTGAGGTGATTTCAAGGTCTAATAAACCTTAACTATGCTCTTCGGAGCCCCTCTTCCTACTTAACCGTAGGAAGAGCGGGAGGTGATTTCAAGGTCTAATAAACCTTAACTATGCTCTTCGG